CGGGCAGGGCGCGTCGATCTGGCAGCTCGGACGCATCCCCTTTGGCCGCGGTGGCGGCAAAACGCGCGCTGCGGTGCAGCGTTCAAGGAAGCTTCGAGGCAAGCGATGACCCCCGGTGATGTTCTTTCGGTTGCGCATCGCTTTTCGAAGGAGCTTTGCACGCTGGAGTTCGGCTACATCTTCGAAGCGGAAGCAGTCAAAGAGCATCTTGTCACGCTGCGCTTGTGCGATTCCGCGAAGACGCTGTTTGCTTTCGGTCGAGGAAATTCACACGACGCAGCGCTCGAAGCTTGTGCGTTGGATCTCCTGCGGATGATTCGAGCCGAAGAAACCGAAGCTCGGGAACGGTTGCGACAAACGCAAGCGACACATGAAGCAATGGCGAAATTCCTCCAAGAAGCAGAAGCCGCACTGCAGTCGAAGTGATCTGTGTCCGCTGCAAACGACCCATCGACGCCTGCCCCTGCGAGTGGCCTCGGCAGCAAGATCCCGAGGGAGCGCATCGATCACGCGATCGAACTGTGGGCGACGGGACGCAGCGGGATCTGGTGCCAGGCTCAACTGCGCGCGAAGTGGAACGTCAGCACGCGAGCAGCTCGCAGGTACCTGGAGATCGCACGCAAGCGACTGCGCGAGCAAGCACCGACGCAGGATCCAGCAGAGGCGCGCGATGAGGTTTTGCGAAAGCTCGAAGCAGCATTCGAGATCGCTGCGGAAAAGCGCGACGCGAAGAACATGATCGCTGCAACGGCTCGCATCGCGGAAGTGCAAGGGCTGATCGGTACGCGCAAGGTCGAACTGAGTGGCGGGCTCAATCTCAACGTCGACACGGCAAGCCTCGCGCAACGCATCGCAGCTCTCTCCGCTGCAGGCGTTGAGGCGGCTCTCTCCGACGCAGCTCCAGCGGGTGCTCAAACAGCTCTCGCCAGCGGAGCTGCGGGCGATCGAAGCGGAGACGGCACGAGCGGAGCGAGCGCAGCGTGAACTCTTTCGCGCGAACGCTCACGATCCCGTGCTCTATGCGCGGAACGTGCTCGGGCTTCGCGTTTGGTCGCGGCAGCAGGAACTGCTCGAAGCGGTGCGCGATCGCGACCGCGTGTCCGTGCGCTCTGGGCACAAGGTCTCGAAGAGCACCTCTGCCGCTGCGGTTGCCTGGTGGTGGTGCAGCGATCCCGAAACGCGCCCCGGCGCGCGGTGCATCCTCACTTCGTCAGGCAATCGGCAGGTCAAATCGATCCTCTGGCGCGAGATCAAAAAGCTTTGGCGCGAGGCGATTGTGACGCCCGGACCAACGCCCGCAGAGGCTCCCGACACCGGCGTGCAGTGGGGCGATGGTCGCGAGATCCTCGGATTCACCACGAAGGAGCCCGAGCGAATGGCGGGCTTCAGTGGGGCGAACCTGCTCTTCATTCTCGACGAAGCGAGCGGTATTCCCGAAGCGATCTTCGAGGCTGTCGAAGGTAATCGCGCGGGTGGTGCGAAGATCTTGCTGCTCTCGAACCCCACGCAGGTGAGCGGCGAGTTCTACGACTCGCACCACAGCAAGCGCTCGTTCTACACAACACTGCACATCTCGTCGGAAGACTCGCCGAACGTCACGGGCGAGTGTTCGATCCCAGGTCTCGCGAGCCCCTCGTGGGTCGAAGAGAAGCGGCAAGAGTGGGGTGTTGACTCGCCGCTCTACCAGGTTCGTGTTCGAGGCAATTTCCCCGGTCAAGCAGCAGACGCGGTGACGGGCCTCACGCTCGTGCTCGATGCGATCGAGCGATGGGAAGATACCGAAGAGACGGGACCGCTCGATCTCGGAGTCGACGTCGCACGCAGCGGCGAAGACGAGTCGGTTTGCTATCCGCGACGAGGGAACAAAGCGCTCGATCCGCGCGCGTGGCGCGGACTCGATGGAATCGATCTGGCAAACGAAGTGCTCAAGGTGCACCGAGAGCTGCGTGTGCCTGGTCAGCCAACGCGGATCAAAGTCGACGCGAACGGCGTCGGAGCGAGCTGCTTCGATGCGCTCGCGCATAGCCCCGAAGCGCAGCGCGGCGAGATCGAAGTCGTTGCAGTGATGACGTCGGAGACGAGCTCGTCACCGACGGAGTACGGCAACCTTCGCGCACAGATCGCGTTCGGTCTCACGGCGTGGCTCAAGGGCGGCGGAGCGTTGCCAGACCACGACAAAACGCAGGCGGATCTGATCGCACCGAAGTACAAGTTCGACCCGCAGAATCGTCTGCTCGTCGAGAAGAAGACCGAGATCAAAGCGCGCCTCGGTCGCTCTCCCGACTTCGGAGATGCACTCGGACTCGCGGTCTACGAAGCGCCTGTCAATAACCACGGATTCTCTCGCGGCGGAAAGCGCCGCTAACGCAATGGCGACCCCATCCTCCAACGAACGCACCGTCTCGCGTGCGCCGGCGGTCTCGCGCGTGTTCACGCAGTGGACCGTCGATGACATCGAGATCGCAGAGGCGCTCACGAACAGCGGATCGCTGCAACGCGCAGCGGATCTGTGCTGGGCGCTGATGGCGGACGGGCGTGTGCGCGGTGCGCTCGAGACGCGTGTGCGCGGTCTGCTTCGTTTGCCGCTGCAGTGGGAGGAAGCGGGCGACAAGCGTAGTTCGGGTCGCGTTGCAAAAGCTCTGCAGGGCGGCGACTTCTACGCGGCACACTCGGAAGCGGCGCTCTTCTCGCTGTGCACGTGGGGAATCCTTCTCGGCGTCGGTGTTGCGCAGCGCGTGTGGGAACTGCGCGACGGGCGCTGGCTCGGGGTGCTGCGTCCCTACGACGCGCGCTACCTGCGCTGGGACGCGCAGAAGCGCGTGTGGATGGTGCGCACCGAGCAGAGCGAAGTGCAGATCGTGCCCGGCGATCGCCGCTGGGTGCTCTACGCGCCGTCGTGCTCGGTCGGAGCAGACGGAGACGAGCGCCCGTGGATGTACGGAGCATGGCGCGCATGCGCGCGTCCGTGGCTCGGTAAGTACCTCGCGTGGGGCGACTGGAATCACCACGCGGAGATGCACGGCAGCCCGATCCGCACTGCGGACGTGAGCCTCGAGAAGCCGCCAGCGGCTCCTGTCCGCGACGACTTCTGCGATGCGTTCGCGGACATCGGCGGCGATACGGCGATCGTTCCTCCCCCGGGAATCACACCGAAGCTGCTCGAGGCGACAGCAAACACGTGGCAGATGTTCCCAGGGATCATGGACGCCGCGAGCCGCGAAGTCGTCATCGCGATCACGGGGCAGGCGAGCTCCACCGAAGTGCAGCAGGGGCAGGAGACAGGCGCAACGCTGCACGGGCAAGTGCGTCAGGACCTGATCGACGCTGACGCAAAAACGCTCTCGACGTGTCTGCGCGAGGGATGCATCCGCGACTACGCGGCGATCAACTTCGGCACGCACGAACTCGCTCCGTGGCCTGCGTGGCAAACCACAGCGCCGAAGAATGCGGCAGCGCGCGGAGCTGCAATGAAAGCACTCGGAGACGGCATCGCAGCGCTCGACAAGTACGCGCCAGAAGGCCAGCGGATCGACCGCAAGGCGCTGTTCGAAGAGGCAGGCATCGCGCTCGAGAAAATCCCGCAAGACGCGGTTCCCGCTGTTGCGCAGCAGGCACCGCAAGACGCGGCAGCACCACAACCGAACGACGGAACGAGCGCACCGAGCGCACCGAGCGCACCGACAGCACCAGTCGACGCAGCGCTTGCAGCGAGCACGGGGGCGCCCGCAATCACGTATCTCGGCTACGACCTCGACGCCGGTGTTGTGACGATCAACGAGGCACGTCGCACAAAAGGACTCTCGCCTGTCGAGGGTGGTGACGTGCCCGCGTCGGTGTACATCGCGCGACTCACGGGGACTCCACAGCCAGCGCAGCCCACGCAACCTGCTTCTCCCCCGCAGGATCCACCACCGCCTACCGAGGCAGGACAGACCGCACCATGACCGACGACTCACACAAGATGCCCGCGAGCTTTCGCGCCGCACTCGATCGTGCACTCGCACGACCGCTCTTGCTCGATCAACGAGCGCTCTTCTCGGTCACGCAAGGCGCTGGCTTTCGTCCGCGTGCGGATAGCGGCGACATGCCCGAGATGCCGCCGAGCGATCGGAAGAAGCCCTACGCAGCGGACGGCGACGTTGCGATTGTATCGATCGAAGGTCCTCTCGCACAGCGCGCGTGGTCGTGCTGGATGTTCGAAGGCGACGGATACGACGCGATCGCAGAGCGCGTGTCCGCAGCTCTTGGTGATCCATCGATTCGCGCAGTGGTGCTGCGCATCGACTCGCCTGGTGGTGAAGTCGCGGGTTGCTTCGAAGCAGTGCGCTCGATTCGCAGCGCAGCACAGAGCGCAGGCAAGCCGCTCACCGCGTTCGTCGATGAGATGGCGTGCTCTGCCGCGTACGCGCTTGCGTGCGCGTGTGATCGCATCGTCCTGCCAGACACGGGATGCGTCGGGTCCGTCGGTGTGATTCTCGCGCTGATGGAGGAATCAAAAGCTCTCGATATGGTCGGCATCACGCCGAACGTCATCACCAGCGGCGCGGCGAAAGCGGACGGACACCCGGCAATTCCGCTCTCTCCCGACGCGCGCGCACGATTGCAAGCGGAAGTCGATCAGCTCGCGCTCGTGTTCGCGCAAGAGGTCGCGAATGGGCGTGCACTCGACGCGCAAGAAGCGCTCGCACTGCAAGCACAGACGTTTTACGGGGCCGAGGCGATCAAGCACGGACTCGCGGATCAAGTAGGCAATCTTCGCAGCGCGATCGCTGCTGCTCGGTTGAGCGCAGATCGTCGCGGCGTTCGCACGGGCGCGCAGCGCTCAAAGAGGACATCGATGGAAGCACTCAAAGCAATGCTCGGCATGAGCGCCGAGAGCACCGACGCGCAGGTCATCGAGCGCGTGGGTGCGATGAAGTCGCGTCTCGAAGGCGCAGAGGGAACGATCGCGGCACTCACGCAGGACGTCGCAAAGGCGAATGACCGCGCAGGTGCAGCGGAGAAGAAGCTCGAAGATCAAGAGCGCGAAGCGATCATCTCCGCCGCGAAGTCGCCCGAAGCGGGCCAGTGGACGCAGGCGCAGGATCCGTGGCTTCGCACGCTGCCGCTCGAATCGCTGCGTGCATGGAAGCAGAGCGCCCCGCGTGTCGTACCTGCGGGTGCGATCAACGCACCAGCCGAAGCGCCAACCAGCGATGCGCAGATGCCGCCCGAAATCGCGGCTCTCGTCGCGAAGGGGTGGAAGAACCTCACCGCGCGCGAAAAGCACACGATCGAAAAACACTCAGCGGTTCTCGCTGCGCGCTTGCGCAAGCAGGACTGAAACACGCCGCAACCTTCAATGGGACGCGGCGTGATCCGCGTCGAAACACAAAGCAATGACAACGACAACTAGAAGCGATCTGATCCTCCCGAGCGTTCTCGCCGAGGACATTCTCAAGGGATTCTCAGGCAAGTTGACCATGCGCGAGTCGGGCGCGATGGTCGTGATGACAGGACTCGACGCTGGCGCTCAACACGTCGGCAACACGGTCACCGTTCCGTATTACGAGGACGGCGGTGAAGCGCAGGAAGTTGCGGAGAACGCAGCAGGGTCGCTCGAAAAGGTGACCCAAAGCTCTGAGACCGCGACGGTCGTGCGTCTGTTCAAGGGTTTTTCGGTGACCTCGCTCGCGCAAGCAGCGAAGGCGTCCGGCATGGATCCGTACGACGTCGCTCGCGACATGATCCAGCTCGCGTTTGCTCGCAAAATCGATTCGCTCGGCATTGCACGCGCAATCGCACGCGCAACCTCGGCTTCGATGGAGTACGACGGTACTGCTGCGACCGTGAGCACCACTGCGATCGTCGAAACGCTCAAGCTCTTCGGAGAAGAACTCGACGACACGCAGCTCGCGCAGTGGGCGATGAACAGCAAGCCGTACTGGGATGCGGCGCAGCTTGCGGACTCGACGGGACGCACACTCTACACTGATGTGCAGGGTGGACGACTCTCGCAGCTCGGCGGAGCGCCTGTGCGTATGACCGCGAAGAGTGATCTGGTGATCGCAGGATCACCGACCACGTACAAGAGCTTGCTCTGCAAGAAGAACGCGGTCGTCTGCTACATGAACGAGAACGTGAAGATCGACCTCACGCGCGACCCGACCGCAGACACCGACATCATCATCGCGAACGGCTACTGTGTCGTTCACGCGTACAGTACTATGCCCGGCGGCACCAAGGCTGGCGTCGCTGTGATGAAGACACGATGATCACGCCCCTTCCAGGACATCGACTGCGTGGAGCGAAAGAGATCCCGCAGCCGCAGCCGCGCGAGTCGAGTGATCCGCTTGCGGCGCTGCAGGAGAAGTTCGCAGCGCTCCAAGCGCGACACAGCGAGATCGTCGAGGCATCGACAAAGGCAATCGCAGCGCTCGAAGCGGAAGTGAAAGAGCTGCGCGAGAAGCTTGCCGATAGCACCAAGCAGCTCGAACAGCGCACGAACGCTCTCGCGTCTGCGAACAGAAAGATCGCGAAGCTCGAAGCCGACAGAGCAGAGCTGCGCAAGCAACCCACTGCCGAAACACCCAAGTGACCACGACCTTCGAGCCATACGTCACGAGCGCTCGCCGCTTTCTGTGGCTCGGAGAGTACAACGCACGCACACGCGATCGTGAGTACGGCGTCGCTGACGCGTTCCGTGATCGCCGCCTTGCTCAGCCGGGCACGCCCTTCTCTCGTTTCGGTCGCCTCCCCGGTCGCACAACGCTCGCAGCAGCGGGTGTGCTTGCGATCGAGGAGGTGATCGGAGCGAGCGTTGACGAGCTGATTGAGTACGGCCTCTCACGCACCACCGCACTCGCACTGCAGACAGCCCTCGAAAGGATCGCTGCAACCATGACCACGTTCCAAAGCGGCCCGAACGCGGGCCAGATCTACGACGAAGACGCGATCACGTTGATCGCGAGCACGACCAAGACAGCCAGCTACACGAGCGACACCTACGAAACAGGTGACCGCGGCACGCTGCGTCTCGACCTTGCGGTCACCGCCATCAGCGGAACCGGGGCTCAGATGCACGTGCAGATCGAAACGTGCAAAACGAGCGACGGAACCTTCCGCGTCGTCGATGCATTCACCGCATTGATCGCGACGGGCACGCAGCGACGCACGATGAGCGGTCTCGATCGTTTCACGCGTGCCGTGTGCACGATCTCTGGTTCTTCTCCTTCGATTACTTTCTCGCTTACGGGCGAGGCGGTCTAACAGCTCTAACTCTCGCACTCAAACTCTCAGGAGAATTCCATGCCTGTTCAACACTTGTCTCCCTACGGAACCCCAAAGTACAGCAGCGGATCAGCCGTCGCTGCGAGCGTTGCCGCGATGGCCGCGCTCACCGCGTTTGCCAACGGAGCGCCAGAGCGCGTTCACGGCAACGAGATCCGCGTAGATGCGGATGGCTCGCTGTGGCGCTGGCACTCGACCAGCACGCTCACGAGTGACGGGATCCTCGTGCAGAGCGCCGACGACGTTGCAACCGTCACCGCAGGTCGATGGCTGCGTGTGACGGGACAAGTCGCACTGCGACTGCCTTTTTCGTACTCGACCGCTGACGGCGCAACGCTGCTCACGATCCCGACCGGATGCGTGTTCAAGCTGGAGTCGGCGCACTGGGACATCACTGCCGACATGACCGGCGGCTCTTCGTCTGCGATCGGTGTGGCTGCGACCGGCAACACGACCGCTGGCGACATCCTCGGCGGCGCGAGCGGCGACGTAGCAGCAACACTCGTGGCTGGCGTGAAGGCCGGTACGATCGGCGCGAAGATGGACTCCGACTCGGAGCTACACGCGAACATCTTCCTCGCAACCAACACGTTCACCTTCGAACGCATCACGAGCGCATTTACTGCTGGCTCGGGCTACGTCGTCCTGGTGGGCATGCTGGTCAAGCACCCCGGCGCCTGATCCCTCCCCTCTCCCTCGCTCCCTCCTTCCTCGGTCCTCTCCAGCGGTGCTCGCGTTCGAGCTTCGCTGATGGGGACTGAGACCCAGTTCGCAGAGCAAGCACCATGAGCCAATATGCGACCACCACACAGGCGAACGAGCGCATGGCTCCGTACTTCGACGGGCTCACTGCAGACGAAATCACAGTGCACCTGGTCGACGCCTCGGGCGAACTCGATCAGATTTTCAGCGCGATCTACGAGCTACCACTCACCGCGTATCCGACGATCGTCACCACGTGGGCGGTAAACATCGGCGCGTATCGCGCTTCGATCCACAAGAACTTCAACGCGAGCGGTGAACCTTCGCAAGTGCGCCAGCTCTACGAAGACGCGATCCGTGGTGCAAAAGAACTTGTTGCGCGCGGTGGTGGCACCGGCTTCGAAGACAGCACCCCTGAGACCGAAGAGTCTGGCGCGTTCGTCGTGACGAATCGCAAGCGCGGCTGGCGCTGATGGCGCTGATGGAGCACGCGTTCGACGACGTGCAGCTCGTGCTGCAGGGCTTCTCTGTGCGTGCGCCGAGCACGGAGGCAGCTCCGGCGTACACGCAACGGCTCCTGCGAGAGTCGATCACGAAGTGGATCCGCCGCGTGACCTCGCTGCGCGTGACGCTGGCGGGTCAACACGAAGGCGGTATCTCGAATCAGCGATTGCTCGCGGTGCGAAAGCGCGAGGGTCGCGACTACGCGCACTGGACGGTGCAGCTCAAGCAAGAGCTGCAGCGCAAGAGCTTCGATCACTTCGACGCGATCAAACGCATCCCGAGCGAGAGCGAGCTTGCGACGTTTGCCGCAGGCCCTGCGCGCGATTGGCTCGTCAAGCGAGTCGAGCGAGGCGGCTTGGACATCGGCATCGAGAAGCTCTCGAAGACGTACGCAGCGCGCAAGCGTCGCGACGGATACGGCGGCAAGCCGATCGGTGTTCGCAAGGGCACCTGGCTCAAAGCGCTCGCGGCTTCGCGGGTGGAATTTGTGTACTGATGCACGCACTCGCGACACCTACAGCACGCATCGACGCGATCCTGTTCGAAGGACGCGGCAGCGATGGTGCACTCGGAGACGAAGCGCAAGCGCTCGCGATTCCTGCCGAGCAGTTCGTGCGCTGTGCGTCTCCGCTGCGTGACGTGCGCGAGCCGTCGCATACAACGCATCGAGCACTGTGGCGCGCGTGGCAAGCGTTCAACACGAGCCCCGAGAGAGTGAACTCGCACGACCCGAACGTGCTCGCAGACTACGCGCTCACGATCGAGACGCAATACGTCGCAGCGAACGGGCTCGGCGGGTTCGTGCGTGCAGCGGGCAGCGAAGACAAGGACGAAGTAGCGACGGATCCAAGCGTTGCAGCGCTCAGCGATGCGATGCGTATTCGCGCTGCGATCACGCTCCCGGCGCTCTATCAGCAGAGCGGAGACAATCCCGCGATCATCGATCTCTCGCCTCTGGGCGAGGCGTCCGCGAGCTACGAAGACCGATCACTAATCGTGCGGCAGGTGTTCCGCGTGCGCCTCTGGGGCTCGCGCGCCTACGCGCCCTGAAAGAAAAACATGCACGACCTTATCGAACAGAAACTCACCGCACTCGGTGCGGAGTGGGATCGCGAGTCGTTGCGCGTGCACTTGGTGCACGACGCACTGCCGCACGAATGCCAACAGACACTACGTGCGCACGCGCTCGCGTGCCGTGAGGCGATCGCAGAATTCGCTGAGCCTGTCAGCGCTCCCGAGATCGTCGGGCGCGGCACGGGCTCGGTGCTCGAACAGCAATTCCGACTGACCCGGACGGAGCAGGGCAATGAGTGAAATCGTGATGGTGGGCCGCACAGGCCGCACGCAGGTTTGCATCGAGAGCACGTTCGGCACGTTCGGTACGGGCACGGATGTGTATGCAGAGAGCGGCATCTTCTTCGAGATGAAGCGCAAAGAGCTTCCGATCAAAGACGAGCGCCCGCGCAAGTTCGCGCACCAGAAGGCTGTACACGGACCCAAAACGTGGAGCGGAAAGCTCACGTTCAACTTGAAACCCGACGGCACGCAGCTCAACGCAGCAGCGACACCAGCAACGCCACCGCAAGGCATTCTCGCAAAGGCACTGCTCGGTGGTGAGTCGCACGGAGCGGGATCAACGATCGCGAGCGCTGCGAGCGGTAGCTCGATCACGGTTGCAAGCGGTCACGGCTCTCGCTTCCCGGTCGGTCAGTGGATCGCTGTGGGCGTGAGCGGAGTGCTCTATCCGACGAAGGTGATCTCGGTTTCGACCGACACGCTCGGGCTGTATCCAGCGCTGCCTGGAACACCTGCATCGGGTCAGCTTGTCATCAACGGGTACAATTACTACCCGACGCAAAGCAACGTGCAGACGCTCGGTATTCGCCACGCGAAGATCAACGCAGCGAATTTGTCGGATGACGCGCAGCAGTGGGAGTTCACCGGAGGCACCGGTGATCTCTCGCTCAAGCTCGCGATGGGCGAGATCGCGCAGATGGAATGCGACTTGCGCGGCGTGCAGTGGTCGGGACCGTCGAATGCCCCGGGCCTGCTCCCTGCTCCGAGTGCGAGCGACACGATGGGCGCACCCTGGGTCGTGAACGAAGCCACAGGATTGTGGCAACCGATCGCGACAACGACGCGCGTGCACAAGCCTTTCCGCAAGCTGGATGTGAAGTTGAACGGCGGGATGGTTCACCTTGCCGAGTTCGGCGGCGTGAATGGTTTCACAGGCGTGGAACGCGTTGGCGGCGACTACTTGTTCGCGAGCGCAGAGGTCGTGAAGCTCTACGACTCGACGTTCGAAGGGTACTACGAGGGACAGGACAGCCTGTTCTTCGCGGTGATCCTGAGCTACGGCAGCGGCACCACGAAGCGCTTCTGCATAATTGAACTACCGACGGCGTACATCGTCGAGAAACCACTCCCGCAGAATGACAGCGATGTCGTTGTGCTCAAGTACGCGCTCGAAGCACTCGAAGACGCGACGATCTCCTCTCCTTCAACCGATCTTGCACGCGCACCGAAGCGCATGGCGTGGATCTGATGAGCGACAAAAACATCTTCTCTCCGCGCAAGATCGTCCTCGCGCGTGGGTACTGTCTCGATGACGCGATTGACCTCACGCACGAAGAGACGAATTTGTATCTCTATCGCATGACGCGAAACGAGAAACACCTGCGTTTCAAGCCAGGGCAACAGCCTGCGCGCTTTGTGGTGCAGCAGCTCAAGGCGAAGTTCGTTCGCGAGGCTCTCGATGGAGTCGTGAACGAACGCGAGAAGTTTGCCCTCGCGTTTCGTGCAGCGTGCCATCTGGTCGAAGTGCCTGGCGGCGAACCGTTGCGTCCCGAGGGACAATTCGGAGATTGGAAGGGCGGAGTGAAGCTCGCACCGGAAACGTGGGCGGACCTCATCGACGAGACCTTTGGCGGCGAGGCCGTCGAAGAGATCGGTAAGATCGCCTGGGAAATGTCGAAGCTCAAGCCAGGAGCAGACGGCCCTTTCGTTTAGCCGTCGAGGCCGGGAGCGAGACGCTCAAGGCAGCCTTCGAGCAGGCCCCTTGCGGCTGTCTTCTCGCGGAGGAGGCGGCGCTGCAACCGGATCCCGCGGCGCAGTCAGGCCTGCAGAAGAACGCGGAGCAGCGCGCGAAGGCGTGGGGCTGTGAGCGGGTTGGCTACGCCGGACACAAGCACGGCCCAGCAGAGCGCGAGTGCGCATCGAAGATCAAAGAGCTGTGCGGACTCGACACACAGAGCGGCTGCCCACGCGAGCATCTCTACAGAGACGACGTGCAGCGTGCGTGTGATTTCAAGCAGAGCAATTACTCACCACTCGTTGAGCCCGATCCGCCACAGATCCTGCTCGATATCGTACTTCGCGTGATGCCGCACCAAGAGAGCAAGCTGCTCGAGCGCATTCGCAAGACACCGCCACAGGTCTCTGTGCAAGAGCAGCAGGGCCCTGTGACCTCGCCAGATCAACTACCTCGACGACGCGGACGCCCACGATGAGCAGCACCACACAAGCAGCAGCAGAGATCCAGACGCTCGCGGAAAAGCTCGTGCTCGCGCAGAAGGAGCTGCAGAAGGCACAAGAGGCCACGAAGGCGGTCACCGAAAGCACGAAGTTTTACTCCACCGCACTGCACGCAGCCGCTCTCGTGCAAGAGCAGGAAGCAGCAGAAGCAGCACACAAGGCGGCGCAAGCGCTCGAAGAGTACAAGGCCGCTGCTGCCGGGGCATCGACGTCCACCGAAGAGCTGTCCCGCCTGTTCGCGAAGGCCTTCGGAGAAGAGGTGCCCGAGAAGATCAACGACACCGTGAAGGCCTGGCAGGCGTTCCGCGACTCGTCGAAATCGAGCACGGAGCGAGCGCAGGGACTCTTCGCTGCGGTCGGCCTCGGTGCTTCTGCTGTGCGAGCTGCTGCTGTCGGTGTCGTCGGATACGCGCAGACGCTGCTCGCGATGGGCGACGCTGCCATGCAGGCTCGTGTGCATCACGAGCAGCTCACGGAGCAGTCGAACGCCGTCGCCTACGCAATGCAGGCTGCGCGAGCTGCGACAGGCGGAGCCGCGACAGAGCAGGACGCTCTCTCTGTGCGCACCGCATTGCTCAACGCGAACCTGCAGACCAACGCAACGGCGATCGCGCGGGTGCTGGCGTTTAGCCGCGAACACCGCCGAGCTGGCGAGAGTAACGCTGACGCTGCAAACCGCGTGGTGCAGGCGATCCAAGGCAACGCGCAAGCGCAAACGGAGCTTGGCCTGCGTGTGCGTGCTGGCAGCACTGCGCTCGAAGCGCAGGTGCAGGTGATGCGGCAACTCGAAGCCGCGAACCGCTCGACGAACCCGTCACAGCAACAAGCAGCAGAACGCCAGCAACAACTCGAACGCGGATTCGATCGCGCGAAGAACGGGATCCTCGCCTTTCTCGGCGAGGCAACGCAGCTCTCGCGGATCTACGAAGGGCTCGCGGATGGCGCGAACGCCGTTGCAGATATTCAGCAGCGACTTGCGAACTGGTGGGACAACGGTGCGGCGGCTGCCGCACGCCAGGCGCAGGAGCAATCACGCGAGCAAGCGCGGCAACGAGAACTGCTCCAGCAGCAACAGCAAGCTCAGCAAGTGCGCGAAGCGTCGATTCGCGGGATCCGCGAGGAAATCTCGCTACGCACAGCGCAGAGCGCGGTTGAGAGCGGGTACGCAGAAATCTCCGCGCAGATCAGCGCGACGCAGCAGGTGCACACACAGCGCGTTGCGCAACAGGCGGCGCTCTCGCGTCGCTACAACGAGTCCGAGGAAGACTTCCTCCGTCGCCAGCTAGACGGGCTCAGCGGCATCGCAGGCGCACGGCAGCAGCTCGTGCAACTCACGCAACAGCAAGAGCAGCAACGCCGCGCGAGCGACGAACTCGGCGTGCAAGCAACGACACTGCGCAACCTCGGTCTGCAGATCAGCTCGCAGGTCCGTGGTCTCTCGATCCAGCAGAGCTACAACGGCTTGCTGCGTGAAGCAGCGCAGCTTCGTCGCGCTGAGTTGGAGACGCAGACCGAGTTCGAGCAGAGAGCAGCAGCGACACTGCAAGCACTGGAGCAAGCACGACAACGGGCGATCCAAGCGGCACAAGCCGAGCAGCAAGCGCGAGATGCTCGCTTCGGGCTGGGTCGCGCTGTGCGAGATGCTCGCGACGCTGGCGTGCCTGGCTTCAAAGGGTTCGAGGGCGTGACGGAGCGCACGATCGGAGACGAGTACGCACGCACGTACGCGGAAGCGTTCAGTCGACGGAGGATGGGCGAATCGATCGCGGACTACGACAACCGACGCGCGGGCTCACTGCGTCGACTCGAAGAGATCCAGCGACGCAACATCGAGTCCGAGATTCGTGCCGAGGAGAATCAGCGCGCCTACCTCGCGAGACAGAACGAGCCCGGTTCTGTTGTCGACGAACGTTTGCAGGCATTGCAGGGCAGTCGGGACGCGTT